CCCCGTAATGGTCAGCTGAGCCTCTTGGGGGATCAGCCACGCCTCCTCGCCCCCCCCGGCTAGGGGGAGGGGGGACACTATCGGCCGGCGCCGCGCGGCGCGCCCGGTTCTGCTATGATTGGGCTTGAAGGGAGACGATATGTCAGAGATTTATGCTATGCCGCCTGAGACTCGAGCAGGTCTTTCGTTTGATTATTCTGTGTGGTCTGCCGGTAGCGTTATTACCATGGTTAATGTTCCTTTTGATAACACATATCGGGATATTGTTGACTGGAAATCATATGGGCACACACCCTACGCTTACGTTAAGTCATTCAATAACCTGCATAAGGTTGAGATTAATCAGATGACTTATCTTGCGCAGGGTAAGCCGATTCGTATTCCTACACCTTTTACTAAGGCGAATCAGTACAATTATGTGATGGTTGAGAACCCCGGACGTCCGGTTAACAACGTTGGTTTTGAGGGTTACACGCCTAGCGTGTTTTTCTATTTCATCACCAGTATTGACTACATTGCCCCAAACACAACACAGTTAACGCTCCAACTTGACGTCTGGACAACCTATTACCAGCGCATTAATTTCGGCCGCAGTTATCTCGAGCGCGGGCATATGGGCATCGCTGCAACCGATTCTTTCGACAACTACGGCAAGAATTGGTTGACCCAGCCTGAGGGCTTGGATATGGGTTCTGAGCACCAGATTGTGCGAACTTATCGGCGCATGCTTGCAGATGTCACCAACTTTGACTACATAGTGGTTATTGCTTCAACGATAAATTTAGATAACGTAAATGGTTACGGAAATTCCAATGACCCCAAAGTTTCTATGTCAGACGCATCTAAGGTTGAAGGTCTTCCGAACGGAACCAATATTTATGCTTGCACGTTCTCCGAATTTCGCGCAGGAATGTTTGGCCTAAGGTTCGCTCCGTGGGTTGCTCAGGGCATTGGGTCAATTACAATTCTGCCAAAGGACATTATTGACCTGAACGCTGGAAGAAAGATAAAAGTTGGTGACGGGCTAGAGCAAGGGAAGTGGACTGAAATTAACGACAAAAGTGTGTATATTAACCGCAACTATTCGCTAACCGACGCCAGTTTTAGAAACGAATTTCTTTCTTTGCTTCCGAAGGAATATCGGGAACTAAAGAAATTTGTGACATCACCGTACTGTATTGTTGAGTTGACAACATATTCTGGCAACCCTGTTGAATTTCGACCTGAGTCTATTCGCACCGCAGGCATTAACATTAATCAGTATGCACACGTCGCCCCACCTAATCCTTCTCTGTTTTTCACTATCCGTGACTACAACACGATTACAGAATCTGTGATTGTAGAGCGTCGCGCCGGTAAGGTGACTAATGAATATGGTGAAGGATGGGACATGTGTACGGGTTACACGTCACTACCTACTTTTTCCGCGGTTAATAATTCTGCGCTGAATGCCCTTGCATCATCGGCTCACACAGCGGCCGCCCAAGTGAATAACGCGAAATGGCAACAACAGCGTGCTCAGCGTGCTGCGACGGCGGCGCGTGACGTTGCTAATGCGGGTATTGCTGCGACTCAGGCGGGTGCGGAGAATTCCATGTGGGGTAATTCTGCTATGGCGGATTCTCAGTCACGCTACAACAATATGCGGGCCACCGTTCAGGCAACTCAGGGTGCCATGACAGCGCTCGGCGGCGTTATGGGGCTTAACGGTTCGGCGGCCGGCGCCGGTATTGGTCAGGCCGCTACGGCTGGTGTTTCTGCGATGATTAATAATTCTCAGGCACAGTCGACGGCGAATATTCAGAATCAGTTGGCTAGTGGTGCTTCACACATTTCTCAACAGCAACAGAGAACTGTGCGGGATACTAACTATGAACTGGCCCAGTTTGCTGCTAATGGGGACTACGAGGCGGCTATCGCGTCGATTAATGGTCAACGTCAGGACATGCAGGTTATTCCGCCGTCTGTCGTCGGACAGACGTCAGGATATGTGTCTGCAATGGTCTCTAATGGGCTCGTGATTGATGCTAGAATTAGGAGCGTCTCTCCGGCTGCTATGCGTAGCATTGGTGATTTCTGGCTTAGGTATGGGTACTTGATGAATACTTGGATTAAGTTCCCAAAGACTCTTAGCCTCATGACTGAATTCACGTACTGGAAGATGGCTGAGTGTTATTTGGTTGACACAAATATCCCCGAAGGATTCAAGGCCAGCGTTAGGGGAATCTTTGAAAAGGGCGTTACAGTTTGGCGTTCTCCACAGAGAATTGGTAACACAAATGTTCGCAACAATCGGATTGATAAAACGGTTAGGGTGAGTCTTAGTGAGTAAAAAGGATTACGTGCTTAACGGCATCTATAAGAAAATCATGGCGTCTCCCCCGTCTTCGTCGGAAGCACGGCAGATGCAGTTGGAACACATGTACCGGCGCCAGTTAATGGGTAAATGTCTTTCCCGATTTACTTGGGAGGGGTTGCCTAACGGGATTGACCCGCGCTTTATTGAAGCAACTATCTTCAATAACGGATACTCGGTTTTCTATTTCGACAGTTTCTTCGAATTGTTTATGGCAATGCCAGCAACCATTTCAGGTCCCTTAGACATTCAGGATAACCCCACGGGATATCGTGTCACCCGAAACGGTGTCTATTCTCGCGAGGTGAGCGCAAGTGAGTCTGTCTGCATTTGGGGTAATCAGGTTCGTGAACCTGAAATTGACGTGGTACTTTCTTACGCTGCAAGGCTTGCTCAGATTGATAGAACAATTGAAATTGATTTGCTGAATGAGCGCAATCCCATGATTGTTGCTTGCTCTCAGGACCAACGACTCACTATCCAGAATCTTATTTCTAAGATTTACGATGGTGAACCCGTCGTATGGGGAACCGAGAACATGAGTATGGATAATCTCGCTAACACAATTGGTGTGTTTCCGCTTAATCAGAATGCTGGTGCTGGAGCTGTTTCTTCAATCAAGCATATGGAGTCCAAATCCAAGATTTGGGGTGAGGCGCTCACCATGCTCGGGATTATGAATGTGAATTCTGAAAAGCGTGAGCGCATGGTGGTTGAGGAAGCGGCCGCTAATTCTGGGCAGGTTCTCGCGTCTCGTGAGTCATTTATGAAGCCGCGAGAGTTGGCGTGCGAACAAATTAATGAGAAATTCGGTCTTAACGTGTCATGCTATTGGGCGGTAGACGACAATGCAGCACCAAACCTTAATGACTATCTTGCTAATTCCAATTTGACAACCTATGGGGGTGACGATGCCAGTAACAACGATAATGCTTCGTGACGTTGTTAAGTTAACCAATGACCATATTGGACTTGATGACTATCCGATTTTCGATGAAGCGTATCGAAAGACTCTGAATGATCGAATTAAGAAGACCTATTGGCTTCAAGAGATTGCTCACGAGACAATTGATATCTTTATCTGGCGGCTAAGCCTTAAGATGGAACTGATTATGCCCCGGTATAATCGAATGTATCTGGCTGAACTGCAAAACACAGACCCGCTCGAGGGCAACCGTCACTACAGCGAGACCAGCCAGGACGGCAAGTCCCAGAATTCGGGGATCAACCACCAGACTGGCAGTGGCAGTGGCACCAACAAGTCTAAGGGGCGTACCGTGGGCTCGGACACTCCCCAGACACGGCTTGCGGGCGATGGGGACTATGCTACGAGTATCAGCGATGCGAGCACGTCAGGTGACACTACGTCGCGTAACGAGTCTGATAGCACGTCATCTTCAAGTAGCAACTACGTCAATAATCAGCACTCGAATTCGTGGGGTTATTCGGGCTCTAAGGCTCGTGCAATTGCAGATTATCGGGGAACGCTACTTAACGTTGACGATTTAGTGATCGCAGAACTGAGTGATCTTTTCATGGGGTTGTGGGACACGGACATGCCTCACACCCCCGGCGGACTAATTAATGGATACTCTTTCGGACTAGGGCTTGGAGGATATTATGGCTACTGGTGACGACATTATCGGCTCTATTGACCAGGCGCTTTGGCGTGTTCAGTCACGGTCGGTGAACAACATTACACCATTTACTTATCGTGACGGGCTTACGTATATTGACGTGCTTGAGCGAATTCGTTCTAGCGTCATTGACGTCATTACGTTCACGAATTCCTTTGGCGAGGAACAGGATAAGATCATCGCTAAGTTGAATGAGACGGTCAACAATTTCATTACTGAGGTTGAAAAGACTCATTCCGGATGGAACAAGGAACTGGACGCCAAGAAAACTGCGCTCGAGTCACTAATCGAGGACTTCAAGCAGCGCCTTATTGACGCCGAATTCCGCGAAGTTGACGGCAACTACATTGAAGCACCACTTAAGTCGCCTGCCGGTAAGCGGGTTACGCTGACGACTAAGGCGTGGGGAGACGCGCTAAAGGCCCAGAACACTCAGTTTCAGACAGAGATTCAGGGTAAACTAGACCAACAGCGCAGGGACTTCGATAATCGTTTCCCTGCATATTACACGAAGACTGAGGCTAACGATATCTTCCTCGAGGACCCTAAACTCACCGAAGGGGTAGTCATTGGTTCATCTAATGCCACAATTGAAGCAAGCCGTTGGACTGAGTCTCTTTGTCGTGAGTTGGGACTTAACCCGAACGTGTATGCGATTGGTGGGGGTGGTTTTACCTCAACGTCTGACAACAATTTCCTAACCCAGTTGGATAATGCTAAGCAGGGAATGCCTGAGGATAAGCGACGCAGAACTAAGTACTTGTTTGTGATCGACTTGCTGAATGATATTCGGGCACAGAATTCTGTGACTGACAAGGCGTCAACCTTTTTCAGGCTTGCACGTCAGTACTTTCCCAACGCGGATATTCGAGTGCTTCCGGTTATCTTTAACGAGTCGTCGCTGAATGAGTATGTTCAGATGGCAAGGTCTTGTGTATCTCGCACATTCGAGGTTGTCAACGCTGGCAAGCCCTACGGCGCCGTCGTCTGCGAGGGTTCTCGTGGTTGGGTGCACTGGGGAGACCAGCAGGCCAAGTCCTGGGACCAGGGGCCCGATAATGTGCACATGACGGCCTCGGGGTACACGCATGTCAAGGAGCTCTTTCAGGTGTGGCTCAAGGGTGGATCGTCGTGGTTCAACCCTCCGGCGATGGCCCTGCACACGCTGTCTGACGGTACTGTGGCAAAGGACTACAACTACCTCACGTGCGAGCGCGATAGGGACTGGGTTTACATTCAGGGAACATTCAAGGTTGGCACAAATAATGTGGGATACGATGGTCGACTAATGAGTGTTCCTGGGTGGGCGCGCCCCTACGATGGTGTTATGTCTCCCATTATTGGAAATGACAGATCATACAAATATCTATATGTCGCTAAAACTGGAGGAATCTACGCAGGAGATATTCTCTCAGCAAATCAGACATATCAAGTGAACATGACCTACAAAATCTGGTGAGTAGACAGGAATAGCCTGCCCCGATACAATTGGGGCAGGCTATTCGTTTGGAGGAATCATGGCGTGGGATGCCACGGCGAAGAAAGTCGCCATTAAGGCTATCGGGCAAGTTGAGTCGTCTATGGATTACTCGGCAATCAACTACAATGACCCAATTACCGTTGGAATTGCGCAATGGTACGGCACTCGTGCTGCGGCCATTCTCAACCGAATGCGTGGCGCCCATGCTACGGAGTACGCGAGCGTCGATAGTGGTTTCAGGTCCCGGCTCGAGTCCGTTCCTGAATCCGATTCGTCCTGGAACACCTATTACCTGTCTCGCCCCGTTGGCGATAGTCTCAAGCCGTTGCTTAATGCGAGCAAGGACATTCAGGGCGACCAGATTGTCAAGGACCTTGAAAACTATTTCAGTGTTGCTAAGCAATATGGAATTAACCCCGATACTGACACTGATGCGTTTATTCTCTGGTGCGTCGCATATCACCAGGGCCCGCGCTATGCGTTTCAGGTTGCAAATCATTATAGCGGTGGGGGCCTTGATGAGATGTATTCTGACATCATGGCTAACGGGGTACTTGGTCGGTATAGTAATCGGTATACTCAAGCGAAAAACATTATTGCTGGCAAAGACACTAGTGGTGTGGGTGAAGGTGGAATTAGTGCAAACACTCCCGGTAATGGTGGCAGTGTTGGGCAGAATTCTCAGTCAGTGAATGTGTCTGGCGGAAAACTAGTTATTACTGCGGACGACTCGGGTATTCTTACCCTGCGATCGAAATTTGGTATTTATCAAATGTTTTCGCGGGGGCACAATCTTTGGGAAGTAACCCTCAAAGACATTCAAGAGAAAATCGTTGGACAGAACCCTCAAGCAAACAACGCAGGGGGCGGTG